GATCCCGATAAGAAATCATGCTTACGACATTCCCATATGTACCAAGGAAAGGCGTCCATGCCTTTCTTTTCAGCTCTGCACTTTGCCAACTCCTCAGTGAACTTCTTATAGTTCAACTTACCACCATCTAAAGCAAACTCTTGCTTAACAGTCAATAAATAAGGAAAATTAATACGCCGCGTAACAGCCTCTGGCTCATGTAAAACCAACTTCGCTTCTGCATTAATAGAACTCAAATTGGTAGTACCAACAATAAACTTGGAACCAAAAAACATTCTGCCCTTAGAAGACAAATCTGCAAAGTTCAATGGAAAAGACCAACTACCCACCATTCTAATCATGGTGATGTACTCATTCTCCTTATCCGTAGCATCAGCTCGCATTTGAAACGCATCATCCATAACCAGACAAATCTGATTAGAATAACTATTCCAAAACTCACTAGTGCCCTTCTGCCATACATTCTTTGCAATATCATCAAAGTTGCTACCGGGTGGTAAAAGACCACTCTCTAGCATCACTGCTGCGCACAAAGGCATCATCAAAATAGTCTTACCAACAGCAGGCGCCCCAAGCAACATTAAAGCTGCAGGTTCGAACCTAAAATTGTTCCTCGCATTCAATGTGCCAAGATACGGTTGCATCGCGTTAGAAATCTTAATCAAATACGAATCAACCTCACGCATCATCTGTGTTCCTCGATACAATTCCTTATACCCATAGCCAACTCTGATAAGCTCAACCATACGATCTAACTTATCGGGGTCAACATTCTCCGCCAATGACTCATCTCGACAAACATTATCAATGGCTAAAGCCCACTTTTTCAGTGGGTCATTATTGCGCTTAAACAAGTCTATCCTCTCTTTACCGAATCTGCCTCGAATCCAATTGACCAAAGAGTCAATAGAAGACATGACCCACTTTATAAATAAGTCAAAACCACCGGACATCCTATCAAACATAGTGACACGCTTGCAGAATTCCGTCATAATGGAAGCATTAACTTTCTTCCCTTTAAAAACAGAAAAAGTAAACAAAGAAGCTAGCAAACTGCCAGCATTGTCCATCAAACCAGCTTGCTGCTGAACGTTCCCATCTGGAAAGAATTTAGAAACGACAGCCCAAAGCTTGGGACCAATCACAACAGCAAACGCTGATAACAACAGCGCTACTACTGGATTGGAAAGATGTTTATTTTCGACTTGCGAAATAGCATAAAACAAAATCATGACTAAAGGAACGGTCCATAGAACCTTACCTACAGCCTTCTTAAATTTATTAGCTAAATCTTGAACTTGATCGACGAGTGTCTTCATAGAATCAACAACTCGAGTGCTATTACGTTTAATCAGTTTAGTTAACCGTGACAACATAAGTGTCATGGCTACTCCTGCAACAGCTGGTAAAACCTTACCAGACTGCCATTCAACGTCAAGTAACTCAAAAGAACGGGGTTTCAACTTGGAACTAATATGTTTTGGTAAAAACTCAAATAACTCACTGTGATCCTCACCTTCGCCATACTCAGTCATCATCCTGTGTGCCATCGCAGATGTGTGCAAAATGTCACGAACATCACGAATAAACGGCATTTTATTCTCGGTGCACGCATGTAAAATATCAGTCCTCGCCTGAGCTTCTGCATCAGGCAACAAATCTTCCGGCGAAGCAGGCATAAAC